CGCTCTCGATGGCGCTCGAGGACATCGCGGACACGCTCTCGCGCTCGCTCGTCGGCATGAACGACTGGTTCTCGATGGAGCTCGACGCGCCCGAGATCGAGGACATGGGGCTCGAGCTCCAGCAGTTCTTCGGCCAGGATGCGTTCCTCTCCGGCGAGACGGCGGCGAACATGCTGAATGCGGCGCTCGAGCGCCTGCACCGCCCCGGCAACGCCATCCCGACGGCGACGTCGATCCGCCTTCTGATCTACCTCGCCTGCAAGTACGGGCTCGTCGAGTCCGAGTTCGTCGTGAAAGCGTCGATGGTCGAGCACCTCCGCTGGACGTTCCGGCTGCAACTCGACCGCGACGCGGCGGTGGCGGCGGCCGGGCAGGAAGGCGGCGCCACGACCGAGATCCACATGCTGCCCGGCGTGCCGGTCGCGCGCGTGCCCGTGCCGGAGCCGCGGCTGCACCTCGAGCTCGTGCCGTACGAGGACTACTACCCCGACCCGTCGCCGCATGGCCTCTACGAGATCCACGAGGTGGAGATCCACCGCAGCGACCTCGCCGCGCACGGCTTCAGCGAGGAGCAGGTCCGCGCCGTCAACGCCTGGGTCGACGGCGAGATCGACGCGGCGAAGGACGCGCGATCGGCCGACACGAACAAGACGACGTCGCAGAAGGATCCCAACCGCATTCGGCTGCGCGAGTACTGGGGGAACTTCATCGACCCGGAGACGGGCGCGTGCCTGCTGCGGAACGGCTACGCGATGACGTGCGGGCCGGTCGTGCTCACGCCGCCGGGACCGAACCCGTGGTGGCACGGCCGCTCGCCGTTCGTGCGCTGCGTGCTGATGCCCAACGTGCCGTCCGACCCGACGCACTGGGCGTTCTTCGACTGGGCGGTGCCGCTCTTCGGGACCGAGTGCGAGCTCACGAACCTCGTGATCGACGGCGGGTTCTCGTCGGTCCATGGGGCGCACGAGGTCGACGACTGGCGCTACGCCAACCCGCAGGAACTGGCGAAGGGCGTGCGGCCGGGCCTCAAGCTGCTGACGCTCGAGGGCAAGGATGCCCAGCCCGGCATCCGCCGCATCGACACGGGGATGCTGCAGTCCGAGACGCTCGAGGTGCTCGGGCGCATCACGCGGATGCGGCAGGAGGCGACGCGCACGTCGGACCTCTCGATGGGGATGCTGCCCGACCGCGCCGTGAAGGCGACCGAGGTGCTCTCCGTCGAGCAGTCGAGCGACGCGCTCTTCCGCGAGATCGCGGCCCGCATCGAGGATCACCTCGAGCCGATCCTCGAGCTCGCCTGGCTCACCATGTGGCAGGGGCTCGACACGCTGCCGCGCTGGATCTCGCGGTGCCTCACGCCGGAGCAGCGCGAGGCCTTCGAACGCCTCGGCGCCGGCGGGCGCTTCGTCGCGCTCGCGAACGGCGTGCGCGTGAAGGTGGCCGGGCTGCAGCAGACGCAGGACCGGATGCGCGACCTGCAGAAGACGCAGATGCTGCTCACGACGCTGTCGGGGAACCCGGCGCTGCTCGCCTACTACCAGCAGGAGAACAGCGTGCCGAAGCTCCTGCGGATCATCCAGCGTGCGCTGCACATCGACCCGACGGAGACGGCGCGCGACCCGAACGAGGCGACGATCGACCCCGCGATGCTCATGGGCATGGCGGGGGCGCCGAACATGGCCGCCAACCCGGCGGTGAACCCGGCGGGCGCATCCGCCACCGAGACGCTCGCCCCGCCCAACCCGATGGGCGAGCGCGGGGGACAGGTGATCTGATGTACAACGACGTGCGCGACGGCTTCCTGGGCGCGATGATGTCCCCGAGCGTGGGCTCGCCCCGCGGCTTCCTCGATCACTTCAAGCGGCCCGACTGGATCCCCGACTGGATCGGGGGCAGCGGCGTCGGGGAGATCGGCGGCGGCGCCGGCGGCGCCTGGGGCGGCGGGGCCGGCAACTCCGGCGGCCATGGTCTGCACCCGCAGAGTCCGCGCGCGCTGAACGCGGCAGCCATCGCGCGGCGGCAGGCGATGATCGCGGCCTACCGGGCGCGGCTGCCGCGCACGAGCGCCACGGGCGCGCTCGTCGACCAGGCCTTCAGCGGCAATGGGCGGCCGAGCCTGCGCGCCAACGAGGTGCTCGCGCTCCTGCGCGCGGCACGCCGGGGCGAGTTGCCCGGCGGTGGCGTCGACATCCCCGGCGTCGGCTCGCGGGGTGAGGTGGCGCTCTACGGGCTGCAGCGCAACTACGCCGGCGTCCGCGACGGCACGATGACGCGGCGGCAGGCCCGGCGTCTCGACCGTCGGTCGGCGCGGCGCTAGAACGGCACGAGAGGAGCAGGGACCATGGCACGACGGACGGGATACCGCGGGAACCAGAACAGCTTCATGGGGACGCTGGGCGGGCTGATGGCGCCCGGCGACATGGGTGGCAGCGCCTACCCGTTCCAGAACGCGCGCGGCGTGCGGCGGGCGGTCACGCGCGGCGCGCTCGGCCCCCGCGAGCTCCGCATCGCGCGGCGCGGGCGTCTGAGCGCCACCGCCGACGGCGCCCTGATGGGCGGCCGCGAGGGCAAGCGGCAGCTGGGCGGCTACGACATGTCGAGCCCGCAGATGCAGGCGCTCCTCCAGGCCTCGCAGATGCGGCAGGGCTTCGGCATGAACCTCGGCACGACGGCCCGCCAGCGCGGCCAGATGCGCCTCGCCGCGGCCGGCGGCGACGTCACGACGCTCGCGAAGCTCCTGTCGCCGGCGTGGAACCGCGCCGACGAGACGCAGCGCGGCTCCCTGCTGAACATGTTCCAGGGCGTCGACCCGGCGGCGCTGCAGGCGATCCTGACGGCATGAGCCGCACGCCAGCGGCTGTCACGTACTTCGACGGGCGGCCCGTCGTCCGTGAGGCGGCACTGCCCAAGGCGCGGCAGTGGGAGGAGTGGCTCGCCTGGCGCATCGACGACGGGAGCGGGCGGCCGCGCTGGGCCGACTTCCTGCGTGACTTCATCGTCGAGGCGCACCGCCACCGGACCACGGTCGCGCGGCGCCTGCGGGGGCGCCCGGCCTGGGATCGCGCGGGCGCGGGAGAGGAGGACTGGATGGGGCTCGAGGAGCAGGCGACGGAGCGGCTGGCCCGCTGGAAGCGGGAGTACCCGACCGAGCTCAAGCACGCGCCGCACTGGGCGCAGAAGCTCGCGACGGCGCTCGAGGGCGTGCTCGCGCAGGACGTGCGCGTCGGCCGCGAGGTCGACGAGGTCAAGGCCGAGCACGGCATTCACGCCGTCAACGTGAACCCGCGGGCGCGGCTCGACGAGTTCCCTGAGCAGTGATGCGTGGCGTCGACCCGGAGGTGAGTCTTTCGGCCGCCGAAGTGCTGGTGGCCGAACTGGTCGACGAGGCGACGGCGACGGCGCTGAACCGCTTGGCCGGGCTCGCCAACACTGGCGCGCTCACGGGCGAGACGGCGCTGGTCTTCGTCGGTCGGCTGCTCGGCCAGCGCGACGTGCTGCTCGAGATCAAGGCGCGGGAGCGGAAGCTTGCCGCGCAGCGCGGGGAGCGGTAGACGGGTCGCGTCGGGTCCACGAGCTTCCACGTCCGCATCGCGTGCAAGTCTCCTCCTTTCCCAACCCGACATGCTGACGGCTCGGCGGCACCCCGCCGGGCCGTTGGTGTTTCTGGCGCCCATACCGCGGTAACGGATTGCCGGCCGCCGTTGAGGAGTGCCGGCCGCGCGCGTAGCAGCGGCGTTGATGTTTGATCTCGACGATCTGCCGACCAGCGATCTCGACGCGACCGACCCGACTGGTGCCGACACCGAGGCGACGGACACGCCGCCGGAGGACGGGGACCAGCCTGGCAAGCGCGTTCTCACGCTCGGCGGGCAGCGGTTCGAAGTGGAGGATCCTTCGCTTGCGGAGAGCCTCCAGCGGGCGTTCGATCGTCAGGCGGGCCGGCTCGGCAGCCGACTCCAAGAGATCGAGCGCGAGAATCAGGAGCTTCGCGGCTACCTGCAGGCGCGCCCGGATGCCACCGACGAGGTGACGCCGCGCGCCCAGCCGGCACGGGAGGACGACGACCGTGACCCGGAGCTCCCCGGCATCCAGATCCCCGACCGGGATCTCTGGCTGACCCAGCCGGATGTCGCCGCCCGGATGATGGCGGATGCCATCGACCGGCGGGAGAAGGCCCTCCTCGCGCACACCCGTCGCTCCGTGCAGCGGGTGCGTGAGGAGGGCGAGGCGCTCGCGGTTGCCTCGGTTCGCGAGACGGCGCGGGAGCTGCAGGCGCGGGACGAGCGCACGGTGGCGCAGCGCGCCGCCGAGGCGAACTCGATGCGCCGCTGGAACGAGTTCTACAAGGGGAACCCGGATCTGGCGCCGCACCGCGAGACGGTCGAGCTCGTGTTCCAGGCCGCGAAGGCGCAGCTGCCCTCGGACCTGCCGACCGAGATCGCGCTCGACCTGATCGCCAAGAAGTCGCGCGACATCATCACGAAGCACCGTGGGGGCACGGCTCCCACTGTCCCACGAACCCTGACGGGTGGCGGGCCGCGTGGCGGTGGCCGTCCTGCGGAGCGCGCCGAGCGCGCCGAGGACGACATCCCGATGTCCGAGCTCATCTCCCGTCGCCAGGAAGCACTGCGGAACGGTCTGCGTGGGGGCCAGCCTCCTGCGCGCCGCGCATAAGGAGATCCCCCCATGGCCTCGAGCATGAGCTGGGCGTACGACGCGCCCACCGGCACTTGGAAGAACCAGAAGCTGTCGAAGACCCTCCGCGAGGGGGCGTTCTCCGACACCCAGTTCGTCCCCTTCTGCACCACCGAGCCGATGGGCAAGGGGCAGGGCGAGACGCTCGACCTCTACACGGTGGTCGGGCCCGACGAGCCCACCAGCGCGCTGCTCACCGAGCAGGTTCGCATCCCGACCGACACGCTGACCTTCAGCAAGGCGCAGCTGACGCTCCGCGAGCGTGGCCGGGCCCTCGAGTGGACGAACAAGCTCGAGGATCTCTCCACGTTTCAGGTGAGCGCCGTCGCGCAGAAGCGGCTGCGCCGCGTGCTCGGCCTGGTGATGGACACCGAGGCGGCGACCGAGTTCAAGGACACGTACTTGAACTACATCCCGCTGACGGCGACGACGTACGCGATGGACACCGACGGGACGCCGAGCCAGGCGGCTGTGTCGAACCTCAACCTGTACCACATGCAGCAGCTGCGGGATAACGCGTACGGCACGTACAAGATCCCGTTCGTGGACGGGTCGCACTACGTGATGATCGCCTACTACCTGGGCCTGCGCGGCATCAAGAACGACCCGTCGTGGCAGCAGTGGAAGGTGTACGGCTCGCCCGACACGATCGCGACCGGCGAGGTCGGCCAGATCGAGACGATCCGCTGCATCGAGACGAACCACTCCAACGCTCTCACGGCGGTCGGCACCGGCTCCGTGCTGGGTGAGGCGGTGCTCTTCGGTGACGAGGCGGTGGCCTACGCCGAGGCGGTGACGCCGGAGCTCCGCATGAAGCCGAAGACCGAGGACTACGGCCGCAGCCTCGGCTGCGCCTGGTACGGCAACTACGGCTTCAAGCTCTACCACCCGACGGCGAACGCGGGCGAGGCCCGCGTGATCTGCATCACCTCGGCCTGATCCAGACGGCGACAGGACAAGGAGAACGGAACCATGGCATACACGGACGGACGAGTTCTGATCCGCTCCAAGTCGACGGCCGAGGGTGCGAGCCCGGCGGCGCTGGCGGTGATGGGCGGGGACACGGTCGGCAGC